TCATTTTGGCAAGTCATAAATTCTTGCACCTGTTCCTCTGTAAATTCAATAGGAACATTTGCTTTCTTTAAATTAGGATTACCTAAGTAAATATCGTCAGGACGCATAAAATTAATAATTCTATACTATCTATCCATTTACTTTCTTTAAATCTTTTTCTAGAGCATTCATAGTACCTAATCTATCTTGCCAGGTAGTCCCGCTAGTTGATCCTCTACATGGATTGATACAAGTATCATCTCCAAACCTATTGCAGACTAATCCTGCAAGATCATGGGGATCCCCTTCTTTCCCCGTACCAGACCAGAAATGTTGCCCTCCTATCCAGCAAGCCCCACATTTAGGGCATGTTTTAGTATCCATTAAAAGTCCTACCAGAATTGGTGAACTTATTATATAGGTGGATATTGTATCTGTCAGCTACCAATATTACTTTTTGCGTTTTGAATCCAACACTGAAAAATCTTTTTTCTTAGTTCCCCCATCATATTCCCATGCATATCCTTCAGCAATCATTTGGTTATTGAGAGATGTTACTTCACTGTTGATAAACAGATGTCCGATGATGCGACCATACTTCTCTGTGCTGTCTGGAAGTTCGGTCTTGATGATAATATCTTTAGCATCTTCTAATCTGTGCTTGAGCCATTCTTTCGATTCGAGACCGTATTTCTTTTCGTTTGTATCTGCTGTGCGACTTTCAGGAGTATCCACACCAGCCAACCTAATGCGCTTAGTGAGGCTGATGTCAAAACCCAAGTCAATATCAGCGTCAATAGTGTCTCCATCTACTACCTTTAGAACTGATTTGATGCGGTAGATATAAGGATCTTTAATGTCTGTCATTGTCTTTCATCTCTTCGTTAGCCATCCTTAATATATAGTAGATGACATATAAAGTGAATAAAAGACCACAACAAAGAATTATGAATACTCCCCAGGGAAAGTCGTTCATATCAAATTATTTTTTCTTTCCGCCGTTCTTTGCTTTCTTAGCAGTTGCGTTTCCCTGATTTTGTTTAGAGTTCTTTTGACCTCCAGCAGTACCTTTCTTTCCTTTGTTGGGTGACTTAGACATTAGCAGTTCCACGCACGTAACGACTTATTTATGCGTGAATTTGGGTCATTCGCAGTTTCCTTAGAAGTTAGCTTATCTTTCATACCTCTCATTCGAGCACAAAACGACGCCCTGCGGGGATTTCCAACCTTCTTTGAAGGTGCTTTAAGGTCGCTTCCAGGATTGTCATCCTCATAAGATTTACGTCCTTTTTCGTTAAGTCCTCCATTTTTGTTCTTACCTTCTGAACGTTGCCATGCTGCAACTTCTTCAATGTAATCACCAAAAGATTTCAGTTCAAATTCTTCTTCATGGTTGCTTCTGAGATACATTGCAGCAGCATTTAGATTATGAACTGCAAGTGCTAGTTTTGCCTGAACCCAACCAGGAAGTTGATAGTCTGGAGACTTGATTGTTTCTCTGAGCATCTTGATGTAGAGTTCGATCTCATCAAGTTGTCCAAGTGCCATCGCACCTTCATCATCTTTTTCAGTACCATTATTGATTGCAATATGGTTCTCTTTCAATTTTGATGCTTTTCTCTCTGCTGCCTTCCTACGCATCTCTGCTTCGGATGGGCTCATTCCTTTTTCCGATGCTGCTTTATGTGCTGCATCTCCAGCTGCTTTCACTCTTTCTGCGAATTTTGCCTTTGCATCAGACTGAGATTTAGCAACTTCAGAATTACTGATTGGTCCAGTTGGTCTGGATTGAATTCCACCCATTCGTGCTCTACGTGCATTACCACTAGATACGTTTTCTTTGATGGGATCTTTCTTTTTCCATTCTTTTTTGAGTTGTTTTTCCATACCTAGTAAGTGCTTGTAGTAATCGGGGAATTCTGCAATATGTTGAAGAGCAATACCGTATGCTGCTTTGTGATCAGTTACATGCTCACGTTCGACAGTAGAACCGATTTCTGCCTGACGAATGACGTAATCAACATCAACACCATGCTTTTTAGCAATTTCCTGTTCGGTAGGTACTCTCTTCTTTGCCATGGTAACTATTCTTCTATGTACTATTTATCTTTGCTCTAACCAGTTCAACACTGCTAGTGCTGCTTTGTTGGTATTTGGTGAAGCACAAACAAGAGTGTAAGTATCACTTACAGTTCCCAAACCACTTCTGCCAATTTGCAGAGATGCTTTTATATCAAGCTCGATCAAACTTGAACCACCACCAATCGTAAAACCACCAAGAATATTAGTGCCACCTGTATAAGCAGTAGCACTAATATCATATTGAGTAATGATATTAGGATCAGAAGGATTGGTCCAATTTGCTCCAGTCAGGGTTGCATTCTCTACCAATCTCCAAAACACATTAGTATTATCGTTAGTTGCTACCTGAAGTGATCTAGGCAAAGCAACACCTTGAAGTGCAGTTGGTTTCAATCTAATACTGATTACTGGATAATATGTGTTTGCAGATGCCATCGTGGTGCCAGCAATAGCATTACTACGACTTACAAGTTGTCCTAGTTTCTCTGGTTCTCCTTCTTGAATAAGAGAATTGGAACCTTGATAGAGATAGTGTGTTCCAGCAGCACCGCCTACGTTCTCAAGTTCTAAGCGGATTGGCAGGAAAGGAGTAGCACACCAGACATAATTAATAACGTTAGCATTATTGAATTTATGAATGACGTGAGTTTCACCGTCAATCGTATAACTGAAAATGACTTGACCAGCACCATACCATTCATAGTCAATATTGATTAGGTGTTGTGCGTCTGGGTCTGCTACGATTTGACTAGGACCATTACCATCTAACTTATCTCCATTCCAATCTTCTCTAGCAACTCGTCTCTCTACGACACTACCAGATGCTTTACTACGAATGACACAATAGTAGTTGGTGCCATCGTCTTCAAAGAAGACACCATCAGTATCGTTGAATATACCAAACCTTCTGCGAATACCTGCTACTGGTGCTTCCAAACGAATACCAAATGAGCACTGTGATGCTCTACCTGGAATATATCTCATTACTGTTCTGGTCTGTCTGATGACCTTATCCCCAGCAGTTCCACCAACAGACATGATAATGTTTGCTGCATTTGGGTTATGGATAGCAGCACCAGCGCCCGTAGTTGCTTCATCCCAGACATCAGTTTCCTTTCCAAACTGGAAAGTGTTGAAGAATACTGTTTGGTATGGAGATGTTTTAAATCTACTCTTTGAAGTAAATTGAGGTCTCCAATCCGATTGCTCACCCCAGTGGTCGGCAATATTGACAACCTCAAACAGAGATCTTTCTTGATTTAGAAAATCCTGTGTACTCTTATTCCACTGAGCCATTATCAGAATGCTCCATACTTATGTGCAGATGTATCAATATTAACTTTATTTGATTTAGTAATATTTACTCTTGGTTTATATGGAGGATAAATTTGTTGAACCATTGCTCCAGGGTAATCTTGCTGTAGCATCCATGTCAAATCACCATGATTGGGAATTCCATCTTCAGAAATTATTTCTATTCTGAATAACTCGCCGTTGTAGATAATATCTGCGCTATAAGTTTCTCCAACTGGTTCTGCATTCTTTCCATCAGAATGGACGTGCAGAGTACCGTTGAAGTCTCCAGCAATATTAATAGATTCAGATAAAAATTGTTTGTAAGACTTCATATCAGCCTCCAACAATTTGTACTTCTTCTACAACAATATTTGCAGCACCAGCAGTAATCTTAACGCATCTATGTGCATATGCTTGAGCGCCAGATCCAGTATAAGTATAATTACCAGTTGCCGCTGATGAGTTAATATCAGTAGTGATAGTCATTCCAGTAGCAGCAGTAATCTTTTTGCCTGCAGTATCGGCAGACTCAAATGCATCATCAATTACGCCAGCAGCATCAATAATTGCAATATAATCATTAACACTGAAAGGATGTGTATCTCCTGTTATTCCCGAATTGCGATCACCAAAGGTATATACTGCAGTGGTAGAATCAGTTGCTGCAGTAATAGCTGCCCTTCCAGGGGTTGATCCCTTAAGCAAAACAGATTCACCTGCCAAAATTTGAATTGCAGGACCAGCATTAAATTGAACGGTTGATGCTGAAGTAGCACTCACTCTGTAAATACCAGTATTGACAATCTGATATTCTGATTGAGTTGCAGAGATACTATTAGTATTCAATACATTTAAAACGGACATGTTAAACTCCGAAGATATTCTTTCCTATTTTTATTTATCTAAGGTTTGCTTTTGCTGTTTGATTAATTTTGATAGTTCAGTAGTAGATCCAACAAATAATGCATTGGTTACATTTGTTGGTCCACTTCTTGGCTTTTCATCAATATCTTTCATTTTCTTTTGAAGATCAACAAGTTTATCAGTCACATCTGCAACTTGTTTAATTAAATTGCCAGCAACCTCATATGCTCTAGGATGATCAGTACTTTGAGCAACATCCAATGCACCTTCAATAGCTCTCTGTCCTTTTTCAATTAGGTCATAAAGATTATTTCTACTATGTTCATAATCTCTCTGTATCTCTGGCTTTTTTTGAGATAGAGGAGTTGGGTCTTCCTCAACTGTTGGTTCAGTGCTTTCAATATCTGAAGAAATATCAAAAACTTTATTCAATTCATCAAAGGTACTCATACGGGTTCATCTTCTCCAGTTACAGGATTCCAATTTTGTGCATCAGTGAAATCTGAATACAGTTCATCAAATCCAAAATTATCATCTGCGTTTGCTGATAGTGGATCAGGTTGAACTGTATATCTAACTTCTCTAGTTGCGTTAGTAACATCTGTCGATGTATAGTAATCAACTTGTGCCTTACGAATAGTCTTGAAGTCTTCATCTTCTGTTCTGATTGGACCATAATAATAAGTTTTAACATTAAATGACAATGTATAAACTATGGTTCTCCTTTCTGTGAAATCACCCTCATAGTTATCTTCATAGGATACATTCTCTAAAACAACAGGAATATCTTTAGTTTCATCACTGTTAGGAACCATCTTAACAGTCAAGTTGTAATGAGGTTGAAAATGTGGTAAAATTTGTTCTAAGATTTGTAAGGCATCATCTTGATTTTTTGCAATGATACCTAGTTCAAATGATAGATTATATGGAACAGGCATGTATTGATGCTTCTGTTTATTATTTGCATCAACAACTTTAATTGCTTGAGTTGGAGAAACTTTTCTGCTGCCATCATATGCAAGTCCAGTCATTTCAAAAGAAATTCTTGGAAGAGTAATTTGAATTTTTTGTGCAGTAATATCAGGTTGCTCTAGAATTCTTGCTAGGAATTTTTGCTTTGGACCATATGCAAGAGGAACTT